CACCTGCCTTCACTCCCATCTGCTTCAGTTTGACCGCCTCTGCCTTGTTTCTACTGCCTCCGTTCGGAATGTGATGCAACCACTTCAGTTCCGGGTACTGTCTCTCGTTCCAAGCCGCCCACGATGCCACGTTGATCTGCTCTGTGTCCTCGCTTCGCTTTGCATATCTCAAATTCATTCCTGCTCTGCCTCTCTTTCATCCTGTACTGCTGCCGCGATCTCTTTCTCATTCAGATCGGACTCGTTGCTGATCTCAATGCAGAAGATCGGCTGCCCTCCGTCCGTGATTCCGAACATCTCTCCGTCATACTTCTTGCGCTCTTTCGGATTCGCTGCAATGACCAACACTTCGGATTCTGTGTCGAATCCCTGAAGGTACTCAATCAACTCTTTCGTCTTCATCTCTTCTTCCCTCCTGTCAGGAGTTCCATGTCCTGAAGAATATCCCCAGTCACTCCCATTCGTTTCATCCTGTCAAATACTGTCTCTTTCTTCAGGCCCAGCTTCCAGAGAAGCCAGTCTTTCAGACCTTCTTTGTCGGTATAGTATCTTGTCCAGATTCCTTTCCGGTTCCTGATGACCATTCTGGCCGTCTCTCTGCTGATGCGTTTATACTCTTCCTGTTCCGGTGAGAGTCCCTTGCGCTTCAGTTCTGCAAGCACGGTATTGATGCAGTATGCCTCAACCTTCCCGATTCCTGCTGCGTTCAAGATACTCGCCTTCGCATCTTTCAATGCGGTCTGTGCAGCTTTTTCGCTCTTTCTCTTCATCGCTTCGTATGTGATCGGCTCTGGTGTCAGGTACTTCGCCGCATCCGCTTTCAACACATATCCTTCTTTCACTGCTTTTCCTCCTTTGCTTCCTTCGTCTCCTGTTTCAGTTCCTGCGCCCTTTCCAGAATGGCTCTGTTGTATTCGTACTCATGCACCCCATAGGCCCATAGATTTTTCTGTGCTCCCCGGAGTCCGTAGTTATACGCAGCCAGAACGTCATATGGCAACTGCTCCGCCGGAACGGTTCCCTTCAGTTTCTCCTGAAGTTCTGACAGGATGTCCACCCCGACTCTCACGTTCTGGAATGGCTGCGTCAGGTCTGTGCAGTTCAGTTCCTTCATGCGCTCCTGCTGCCATTTCTCTGCGATCTGCATGAGTCCGACAGGTGCTCCGCCGTCTCCGACAGCGTTCCACACGCACTTGCTCTCCCTTTCGATCAGGGCGAACACCATCTCATAATCCACATCGTTCTGCTCGCAGATGATGTATGTGTACACCTGCATGATGACAGGGAACTGACCGCCTGCTTTCTTGCACTCTTCAGTTATTTCGTGATAGTAGAATCCTTCCACCTGATCTCCGCTCCAATCCTGCGACATCGTGTTGTATGGGTATTCATACTGACCATAGATGTCGCAACCATATTCCTGCTGCATCCGCAGTTCCTGTCTGGTCTGTTCTTTCTTCATCGCCATCACCTGTGCATTGATCTCTTTCTCTCTTCCGCACCTTGCGATGCTCACCACAACTCCGGTCAAGAGCACGACTGCTGCCACTCTCTTCCAGTTAATCCCTCTTGCGAGTGCTCTTGCGATTCTGACCGCCTTTCTTCGCCTTGCTCTTCTTCGTCTTCTCACTCTTCTTCCCTCCTTTCTCCTCCTGCTGTTTTCTCATTCGAGCATATATGTAATACTGGCCGTTCCACTTGTTGTACTTGATCACTGATTCCGTGTACTCATAACCCTCTGATGCGTACCACTTGTTCAGATGCTCCTGCACTGGAAGTATACCGTTGACCATCTTGTCCACATGGCTCTGCTTTGTCTTGTAATGATTCTTGTGTTCATCCGGTTTCTTCAGGTTCTTCGATGGAGTCCAGATTTTTTGATATTTTCCTTCTTCGGAGTCCTTCCCCTTGCCCTTCGGCTTTGACACATATTTCGCCATCCCCACGAGGCCGTTTTCGTCTTTCTGAAGGCGGCGAACCTGATTCCTCTTTCCGTATGTCCAGAGACTTTCCACTGTGTCCATGTCCATGTCTCCGTCGAGTACGATGTGATGATGCCATCTGCCTTTGTCTCCTTGCTCCGTAACATACACATACCGAGCGTTCGGAAGACCTCTCTTCTTTCTCTGGTAGTTCAGGCGGCGGATGTAGTTCTGCATATGGCTCTTCGCCACTTTCATGCTTGCAGGTGTGTACTTTGCTGAATAGGTGAACGTGGCCCATATGTCTCTGTCACCAAAGTTCTCATTGATGACCCTCTCACACTGCTTCCTGCTGTTCTTCTCATTCAGGTTCCTCTGTGCCTGTCTATCCTTCTTCCTTCTGCCCTCCTCTGGAATCTCTTCGGCTCTCTTTCTGGTGAACTCTGGATATATCTCGACTTCCAACTGCTCCCCTGCTTTGATCTCCTTTGTGGCATACACATACTTGATCTTCTTTCCATCCATCATCCTCTTGATGATGTCCTCTTCCAGATTCTCAATCTGTTTCTGATATGCCTCTTCATAGTCATACTCTACATAGACATTCTTCTTTCTCCGTCTCCTGCTCTGCTCCATCCTGAATCACCTCTGTCACTTCTCTTTATCGTTGAAGTGTTACTATCCATTACAAGTCCGCCGAACCGCTTCTGGACGCTTGTTTTGATTGACTTTTCAGGCCGTTCGCAGTACAATAATACCGAGATGTGTGTTGACCTGAACGTCAACGAATCGCCTTCGGAAGCCTGCAAGCAATTCCGAAGGCTTTTTCATTTCATGCACTTCTTTTTTCTTCTTTCTCTGTCTTTCTGGTTACACTTGTCAATTTCACTTTTGCTGAATCTTCCCTGCTGTTGACGATCATTGCGATTGCAGCGAATACCTTCAGCGCATCCGGTTGTGTTCTTACTGCCATGTTGGTTCCTCCTTCATTGCTTTATTACTCTGCACCGATGTAGTTCAGAATTTTCTCGATCATGCAATCGTAAAACGCTTCGATGACATCTCTGACTTCATAATCATCATTGAACTGGTCCTGAACATATACCTCATCCCAGTCTCCCTCTATTTCAAGTTGTTCTGCTATCTCCTGATATGTCTCATGAATCATCTCTCGCGTTTCTGCATTATTCCGCGACAGTTCTTCTCGAAGACGCTTGTCTGCTCTGATTCTTCTTTTCAGCATCGAAGTCTCATCTGTTCTCATTCGTCCTGCCATATTGCGTTCGCCTCCTCTTTGCAGTCTCTTTCCATGTAATAGTCATACAGGAACTCTTTCTGCGCCTTCGTGTACTCTCTGGTGATGTCCCTTGTTGGAATTGCGATTCCCTGCTGTGGATTGTGCAGAAGCACCCATCCTCTTCTGACCAGATAGTCCGCCGCTCCGATAACATCCGGGGAATTTTTCACCATTCCTGATGCGTTGATCTCCACCATCGCCGCAAACCGTTCCTCTTGTGTCAGGTTCTTGTCCAGATAGTCGTTCGCCCATTCCTGATGATCTCCCCACTCTACTGCATGGAAGGTTCCGTTCGGTTCTAACCATCCATAATCCTCTGTGGTGTGTTCTTCTTCATCCATCATTCGTGCCATGAAACTGTCGAGTACATCCTGCTGTCTATCCTCCGCAGTCTCTTCTCCGAGTTCCTTTCGGATTGCTCTCTGTGTACTTTCCGATATGTGGTCCATTGCTACGTCCCACCGTTCAATCATCCTCCGCAGGTCCTTCTCTACTTTCTTCCGTCTTTCGACTTCTTTCCAGATGTTCATGCTCTGCGGCATCTGCTCTTCTTCTCCCGGTTCGTATGTTTCGAGATGATATGTACCTGCTGCCGTGCTCCCCTTCAGAGCGGCGCGGCCGAGCAGAATGTCTTCTGCATATCTCCTGATCTGTGCCTCCGGTGTGTCTGTTCCTGTCATGCTGTCCATCAGAATCTCAATGACTTTCTCGTGGCTCTTTTCTCCGGTGTAAAACCATTCTCTCGCAAGCTGCGTGATGAACTCTCCGTGAATGTCGAATGAAATTCTTCTCACTATTGGTCCGTTGCTCACCTTTGTTCCTCCTTTTCTCTGACTTCATTCAGGATTATTTTTCGGAAGATGCTTTCAAAGATCGGAACTGCGATGCTGTTCCCTGCCTGCTTATATAATGCCGTGTAGTATCTCCCTTTCTTCTGCTGTGCTTTCTTTGCTCTCTCGAAGTCCTCGTCCGTGTAGCCTTGCAATCGCCAGCACTCCAACTCTGTCAGGTATCTGTATCTTCCCTTTCCGCAGTCAATCACCTGCGCTGGTGTTCTGTCCTGCCGAGTCGTGATCGTGAAGGCATAATCTTCGATGACCGTTGCTCTTCTTACGCTCCCGGTCACTCCGATCACCTCTCTCACGGATGGCTGTGTCACATCGTACACTTCCGGCACTTCTTCGTTCTTTTCCAAAAACTCATCAATGCTCCGCATCGGTGTCCGAATCAGTTCGTCGAACTGAAACTTCTCTCCTCCGAGAACTGATATTGTGAAC